CGCCACCAATCCACTTTGTAGTCACACCTGATGTAGTTCCATCTACTTGAATGGATGTTGCGTAGTAAGCAGTTGACCCTTGAGTAGTCACCAAAGCCGCAGTCACAGATTGACCTGTACTCATCAAAGTATTTAATGATGTACCGCTAGAGCCTCTGAAGTTAACTGTCCAGTTAGCACTTGCGTTGCTTGTGTAGTACAGAACAGACTGAGTGGTAATGTCGTAGTTAATCGTGCCTGTAGCTGCTGTTGCAGATACTGTAGCTACCTCTGCTGCATCGTTTAGAACAATGGCTGTAGCAGATGATGTTCCTGAGAATGTCTGTGTGGCTGTAAAGGTCTGTGCAGAGTTGGTAACTGCTGTATTAGCGTTATATGCTTGTACGTTAGTACCAATAGCCAAGCCTAAGTTAGTCCTGGCTGTTGATGCGCTGGCCACGTCAGACAGATTATTGGCTGATGCCAGGTAACCAGAGCCAGACACATAAGCAGCCACCCAGGCGCTGCCGGTATACAGCTTCATTGCACCGTCAGTGCTGTTGAAATACAAAGCGCCAGCAACCAAAGCATTGCCGTCGTTGTCAACGCTAGGATCACTTGTCTTTGCTCCCAAGTAGCGATCATCAAAGCTGTCATACGCAGCCAGTGTTGCATCGCGTGCAGCTTCTGCAGCCGTCTGTGCTGATGCTGCGCTTGTTGCGCTACCAGCTGCAGCCGTCGCTGAGTTGGCTGCATTGGTCGCTTGTGTGGCTGCCGTAGATGCACTGCCAGAAGCAGCTGTGGCCGAGTTAGATGCGTTGGTTGCAGACGTGGCTGCATTAGATGCAGACGTGCTGGCAGCTGATGCTGAGCTGCTGGCATTGCTTGCCGATGTGCTGGCAGCGCTGGCGCTGTTGCTCGCGCTTGTTGCGCTTGTCGCAGCTGCTGTTGCGCTGTTGCCTGCATTGGTCGCAGCTGTGCTGGCCGTGCTGGCTGAGCTCGATGCTGCGCTGGCCGAGCTGGCCGCACTGGTGGCCGATGTCGATGCGTTGCTGGCTGATGTACTTGCAGCGCTTGCTGAGCTGGCTGCGTTTGTCGCTGAAGTCGATGCAGCAGACGCACTGCTAGATGCAGCCGAAGCAGACGAGGCAGCATTTGTAGCGCTTGTTGATGCCGATGCTGCATCCACCAACAAAGTCCACTTGGCCGAGTCAGTGTTTGTGTTGATCGGTTGCGAGCCGGTTGATGTGTGCTGAGTAATACACTGCCAAATGTTGCTATTGGTTGTGTCTTTGACAATGTCGCGGACATAGTACAGCGTGCCGCTTGCCCAGTTGCCACGGTTTGTGCCAAGCGTGTCAGCAATGGCAGGGTTGCCGTCAGCATCAAAGCCAAGCGCTTTGTTGGCACGCAAGCTGGCGCGTGGCAGCGTCATGTTGATTGTGGTGGGATCAGTCTGTGGCGCGCTCAATGCACGCTGCAAACCCTCGGCATTTTGCTGCGCGAAGATTGTCTGCTGATCCATTTCATCGTTGACCGTGTTGGCAAAGAAGTCGCCACCAGTCACAAAGTCTGTCGTGCGTTGAATGGTGCGGTTGCCAACAATGGCGATCTGTGTTGCACCAGTTGGCGAGGCCACCAGGGTGATCGAGCCAGTGCCGTTTGAGGCAATGCTCACCGAGTAATCGGTGGTCAGCGTCAGCAGCGTGTCGTCACGGTAGACGGCAATGTCGGTGTTCGCCAGAATCTCAAAGGTGAACGCATAGGGGCCAGTGCCACTGGCCGCATACACGACGCGACGGGTTACGTTGGAAATTGGGACGCCCATGATTCGATCCTTCCTGGTGGAAATTGTACGATTTTCTTACGGTTTGTAATAGAGGCCATTGGCCTTGCGAAGCTCTTGCAGCTCAGCGATCCGAGCCTGCAGCGCAGGGTCTTCTTGCTTGAGCTGGCTTTGTGCTGCCTGCATATATTTGCTGTGCACAGACTGAACGGTCTTTTGCTGGTCATCCAATGACAGCAGGGTAAACCCTGGCGACAGCATGACATCCATAATGCCCTGCTTTGATGGCAGCTCCTTGCCGTAGATTGTCAACAAGCGGTTGTACTGCTCAGCTGTCATTTCAACGCCATCGACCTTTTTGTCTGGCATGCCGACTGGTGAACCAATGCGCACCAGGGCGTCGTCAACCAGGCTGAATTGCGCAGGGCTGACACGGGTTGGCAGCACCAGCTCCATGGGGTTGCCACGCGAAGTCAGGACTGGGTCGCCCCAAAGGTTGAGCGCCTCTGGCAGATCTGAATTGAAGTATGGCAGGCGTGACTTGTACTTGTTGAATGCCTCGACAAAGCCGCGCACCCCCATGGGCAGCTCGGGGTCTGCGCGTGTGTCTTTCCTGGTTGGGTCTGACAAGCGAGCAATGCCAGCCACTAATGAGCTGTAAGCGCCAGCTGGTGAGCCACCAATTGCAAAGCCACCAAACTGCTTGACCAGGCCGTCGACAATCTTCTTGCCGTCAACAGCGCCCTGCTGGTTTGTGCCAATCAGTTTGGCCACATCAGCCACGCCCTGGAGATAAGGCTGCTCTTTGAGGTACTCATACAAGCCATAGGTAGCGCCCAGGAAAACCTCTTCAACTTTGCTGGCGTCTGGCTCATGCTTGGCATATTCAGCATAGTCGGCAGCAATGGCCATCAATGCTGAGACCGGCTCCATGCCGTTGTAGCTGTAGTATGCGTCGCCAACCTTGATTGAGTAAGGCATCCAGCCGTCGCGCATGAGCGCTTCACGGTCTGCCTTGCGTTCTGGGCCACGGCCGGTGATGTTGCCCTCGGCTGACAGTGCAGCAAACGTGGCCAGCAAGGCTGAACCCAGGGTAACCTTGGCCAAAGCCATGTCGCGGTAGATGCCGCCCTTGGCAACCTCTTCACGCCACATCGAGGACAGCGGTGCAAACGGTGTGCGCTCGACCAGCTGAATGCCAATGTTGGCAGGCGTCTTGAAAAATGGCACGACAACCTTGAGTGCAGGGTGATTGAACACCTCTTGCAAATTTTTCAATGCTGGTGGCAGCTCAGAAGTGAACGTGCCTTTTTGGGCATAAGCCATGGCTGCTTCATCCAGGTCGCGGGGTGGCGACTGAAACAAGCTCT